CAACGAGATGATGCGAGAAAACGCTCACTCTACAATGCGGATTCAGGCTCCCGAGAGGAGCTCGCGCACAACATTCCGTCAACAATAAAACGTTGATACTTTAAATTTTTGTAGGAGCTACAAATGGCAAACGTTAATAAGCCTTTTGGTTTGCGTCCCATTGGTAACCTATCTGCTACTGGAGCCCAGAAGCAGTATGGCTATCAAATTGCGGATAACCAAGCCGGAGCAATTTTCCAAGGCGATTTAGTTGTCGTATACGACGGCTACATCATTAAGTATGACGCATCTACGCACACTGCCCCCACAGGCGTGTTCAACGGTTGCCAGTACTATGACCCAACCCGTGCGGGCAAGCCCACATGGAAAAACTTCTACCCCGGTAGTGTCGATATCACTTCAGGCATTATTGCTTGCGAAGTGTTGGATGATCCTAACCAACTGTTCTTGATCCAAGCTGCGGGTACTATTACTCAAGCCGAGATTGGTAAGAATGCTGATCCTACTGCTTCCACCACTGGTAGCACTGTGACTGGTATTTCTAACGGTACATTGGGTACACCCGCGAAGACTGCTGGATTGACTATGAAAATTGTTGGCTTGAGCGATCAGCCTGACAATGAATTGGGTCAATACGCTGTGGTTGTTGTTAAACTTAATCAACACCAGTACGGTAGTACCGGCGTTGCTGCTGATGGAGCTTAATCATGGCAATTACCCGTTCCCAACTAGTAAAAGAACTTGAGCCCGGCCTGAACGCATTGTTCGGCTTAGAGTACAAGCGTTACGAAAACGAGCACGAGCAGATCTTCTCTATTGAGACTTCTGACCGTGCATTTGAAGAAGAGGTCATGTTGACTGGCTTCGGTTCTGCTCCAGTGAAAACTGAGGGTGCCGGCGTTCAGTACGACACAGCCTTGGAATCTTTCACAGCTCGCTACACACACGAAACCGTTGCTATGGCTTTCGCGTTGACAGAAGAAGCTGTTGAAGATAACTTGTATGACCGCTTGTCTGGTCGTTACACCAAAGCTATGGCTCGTTCAATGAGCTTCACAAAGCAAGTAAAAGCTGCTTCTGTGTTGAACAACGGTTTCACTGGCGGCAACTATGCCGGCGGCGACGGCGTTGCATTGTTCTCTACAGCCCACCCAACTGCTTTGTCTTCCAACTATGCAAACACTCCCGCAGTGCCTGCAGATTTGAACGAGACATCGTTGGAGCAAGCTTTAATTGACATCGCAGCGTTTATCGACGAGCGTGGCTTGAAGGTCGCTTTGACTGGTCGCAAGATGATTGTTCCTAAGGAACTGCAGTTCACTGCAGAGCGCCTGATGAAGAGCACTTTGCGTACTGGCACTGCTGACAATGATGTCAACGCTATCAAGTCTATGGGCATGCTCCCAGAAGGCTACTCTGTCAACCACTACCTGACAGACGTCAACGCTTGGTTCATCATCACTGATGCACCTAACGGCTTGAAAATGTTCGAGCGCTCACCTATCAAGACAGCCTTTGAAGGCGACTTTGACACAGGTAACGTTCGTTACAAGGCTCGTGAGCGTTACAGCTTTGGCTGGTCTGACCCACGTGGCGCTTACGGTTCGCCCGGCGCTTAATATTTCTTCGGAAATATGTGAAGGGGGCCTTGTGCCCCCTTTTCTTTTGCGGTATATTGGTGTCACTCCGGGCTTATCCGGTGCATCAAACAGTCCCGGCTGACGACATACGGATTGATGCGCCTAACTTGTATGTAAGGAAAAATCATGGCATCTACCACGTTTAATGGACCAGTTCGTTCCCAGAATGGCTTCCAGTCCATTACCAAAAGCGCTACTACTGGCGCAATCACTGTCAACGCTACATTTGGTGCTGCCACCAGCGTTACAGACCTGACAACCACAAATCTGGTTTTTACTGACCAAAATCACCCCACAAAAGCCGCGCTTACCGCAACGGCTACCCTTACTGCAGCACAAGTTGCAACTGGCTACATCACAGTAACTTCAGCCTCTGCTGTAACTCTCACACTGCCTACAGGCACATTGCTTGGCGCGGCTCTTGGTGCGACCCAAGGTACTGTGTTGGATTTGTACATTGACAACACCGCAAGCACAAGCTCAGGCGCTGTGACTGTGGCTGTAGCTACAAACGGTATCTTGTCTAGCGCTGCCGCTGACACCCCCGGCAGCTTTGGTGACTTGACAATCCCTGTTGGTGCAACTGGCCTTGCCCGTTTCACCATCATGTTCTCAAGCGCAACCGCCTACGTGTTTACCCGTACTGCTTAATTGATCTAGGGGGCCTCGGCCCCCGTTTACAAGGAGATTAATTATGGGTTTTCAATATGACGTAAAAGCGAAGACGATGGCTACCACTGCTGCCACCGGCATTGGTCAGCCGCGCGCGCGTATCAAAGCAGTCTACTTTGTTGCGGGGACCGCGGGCTACATCTCTTTTACAGATGGTGGCTCGGGCGGTGTAGAACGACTCCGTATTGCTGCTCCGGCCAGCACGGCAGGAAACGGCTCTACTTCTGTTTTAATTCCCGGAGACGGAATTGTCTTTTTAGATGATCCCTATTTAACAATCAGTGGCCCTTCTTCGGTCACATTCTTCTACGGATAAGGAGTCCAAAATGGGACGAGCAGCAAAAATGGCAGATGATCAGTACCAAGGCGAAGTTCAGCCCGGTGCACAAAAGCAAGACATGGCTAAAGGTGGCGCTAAGCAGACCCCTCGTAAAACAGTGGCTCCTTCTGGCTCCACTACACCGCGTGGTGTAGGTTTGGCCCGTAACAAGTCCTGCAAACTGTATTGATCATGGCTAAATCTCCTGCTTGGCAGCGAAAAGAGGGCAAAAACCCTAAAGGGGGATTAAATGCTAAAGGCCGCGCTTCCGCTAAAGCGCAGGGGATGAATTTAAAACCCCCTGCGCCCAATCCTAAAACAAAAAAGGATGCGGCACGACGAGATTCTTTTTGCGCCAGAATGGGGGGCATGGAAGGCCCAATGAAGGATGAAAAAGGACGTCCAACACGTAAAGCGTTGGCGTTAAAAGCATGGAAATGTTAAGTTGTACGCGCTGCCATGCAGAAAAACTCGCAACCAGTGAGTTTTTTCCGTTACACAATAAAAAACGTAATGGATTAGATAGCTGGTGCCGTGAATGTCGGGCTACATATCGCAATAGCAATTGCCGTGGGAAATTTAGAGCAGTAATTTCAGATGAGAAATTACATGAAATAAAAACCACCGTCACAGAATGTGTGATTTGTGGATCAAATGATCCACTAGTTGTAGACCACGATCATTTAACAGGGCAAGTTCGTGGAATGTTATGTGGTCACTGTAATCGGGGCTTAGGTCATTTTAGGGATGATCCAGTGCTACTTGAGTTTGCGGCGCAATACTTGTATGCTTCAGCAGATCATCCGGCATGGGAAAAATACAAGAACAGTGAAAAGGTGGAGTGCTAAATGGAAAGCATTGTTTGGAACATGATCCTAACGGCAGGTATAGGATTTGTGGGTTGGGTATTGCGCGACAAAGCATCTGAGATTAATCGTCTTCAGATCTTGCTCAATCGCACCCGCGAAGAAATTGCCAAAGAGTATGTTACAAAAGCCGAAGTTCACGCAGATATCAACCGTGTTTTGGACAGACTAGACCGGTTAGATGAAAAGTTAGATCGTTTGATGGCAACAACTTTAAAAGGATAGCAACATGAAACACAAAGATGGCGGTCTTGCAAAAAAAGGCGAAGGCATTGCTAAAAAAGGTTTTGCCAAGGGCGGTATGGTTGCTGGCGTAAGTCAATCACAAGGGAAAACCCTCAACCAAAACGTCAAGAAGTTGGAAGGCGATAAAGTTGCCGTCCGTGGCGTTGGTGCAGCCCGTGCTCGCACTGCAATGATCTATTAATCATGGCAGTTTCTGGCGTATCCAACTTCGACCTAGAGTTCGACGACATCCTCACCGAGGCGTATGAGCGCTGCGGTATTGAGGTGCGTGATGGCTACGACATGAAGAGCGGATTGCGCTCAATCAATCTGATTTTTGCAGATTGGGCCAACCGCGGCCTTAATCTGTGGACGATTGAGCAGCGCCAGCAGGTTTTGACGCCCGGTGTATACGAGTATGACTTGCCAGCGGACACGATTGATGGCCTATCTGCCGTGATTCGTACCAATGCAGGCCAGAGTACCCAGCAGGACATCACAATTGATCGTATAGGCCGTGCAGAGTGGCTCCATGTGCCCAATAAGTTGACCCAGTCCCGTCCTGCGCAGTACTATATCCAGCGTACAGTGCCGGCAAAGGTGTTCTTGTATCCATCCCCCGATGCGACGCAGACTTGGACGTTTGTCTACTATGCAATTCGTCGCATGGACAACGCAGGTGGTTTCAGCAACACTGCGGATATCTCTTTCCGTTTCCTCCCAGCATTGGTAGCAGGGGCTGCTTACTATATTTCGGTTAAAAAAGCACCTGATCGCGTGGCAATGCTGAAGCAAATATACGAAGAAGAGTTCATGCGCGCGGCAGCGGAAGATCGTGAGCGTTCGGGCTTCTTTGTGGTGCCTACTTACACGCAGAGGTAAGACATGGCCTACGTATCAGGCAAATTTGCTATTGCGCTGTGCGACAGGTGTGGCCAACGTTACAAACTCAACACCCTTACCAAGGAGTGGACAGGCTTTAAAACCTGTCCTGAGTGCTATGAGCCCAAGCACCCACAGTTGGAGCCAAAACGCACAATAAATGAGCCTCAGGCCTTGTATCAACCTCGCCCAGAGAGTAGACTTGGGGTTACCGTCTACGTCGGGTTCACGGCTGATACTTCCTTTGCAAGTATCGGAATGATGCCGATGCCTTATGCCAAACCACTGGTCGCTGCAGCGATTCTTGGAACAGTCACAACGAGCATCACATGAATTACACCCAATTAAGCGCTGCTATTCAGTCCTATACGGACAATACAGATGCTAGTTTCATAGCAGAGATTCCTACGTTTGTTAGGCAGACTGAGCAGCGTGTGTATAACGCGGTGCAGATTGCTAATCTGCGCAAAAACATGACGGGAACGCTGCAGGCGGGGAACAAATATTTAAGCTGCCCTGATGATTTCTTGTCTGCCTACTCCCTTGCCATATACGCCGCTCCTAGTACAACAGCTACGGGCACAACAGGGGCGTTTACGATTGTGGTTGCAAGTGCCACGAGCATCGTGGCGGGGATGTATGTAACCGGTTCTGGTATTGCCACAGGGGCTGTTGTTGTCACTGTGGTTGGGACAACTGTCACGCTTGATAAAGCAAACACAGGGAATGTGTCGGGCACAGTGTCTTTTCAAGGCGACTACACCTACTTGCTCAACCGTGATGTGAACTATGTCCGTGAGGTGTATCCAAATCCATCTTACACGGGAACGCCAAAGTACTATGCAATCTTTGGCCCGCAGTCCTTGGACGTTGATGAGTTGACATTCATTGTTGGACCTACGCCAGACGCCAATTACGGCGCCGAACTGCATTTTTACTACTATCCTGAGTCAATTGTCACGGCGAATACATCATGGCTGGGTGATAATTTTGACAGTGTTTTGTTGTATGGCTCTTTGGTTGAGGCGTATACCTACATGAAGGGCGAGCAGGACTTGATGGCTTTGTACGATACTAAGTTTAAAGAAGCGTTGATGCTGTTGAAGAACTTAGGGGATGGTAAGCAGCGCGGTGATGCTTATCTGGATGGTCAAGTTAAAATTCCAGTGAGATAAAGCATGATTACAGCCGGACTCACCAACAGTTTCAAGGAGCAATTGCTCCTTGGTGTGCATGATTTTGCAACGGACACATTCCTGATTGCTTTGTACACATCTTCGGCCATTTTGGGCCCAGATACTACCGTGTATACGACCAGCAATGAGGTAACGGGCACGGGATACGTGGCTGGCGGGTTGGAGTTGCAGAACATCACCGTGAATCTAGGTATGGGTGTGGCGTATGTCAGCTTTGATAATCCTTCATGGGCAGGTGCTACGTTTGCAACGCGTGGAGCATTAATTTATAATTCCAGCAAAGCAAATAAGTCAGTAGGCGTGTTGAATTTTGGTATTGACCAGACGATGTTGGGGCAATCTTTTACAATGCAGTTGCCCACTAACGACCCCGAAAACGCATTGATTAGAATTTCTTAAGGAAACATATGTTAGTAACAACGACTAAAGGCGAAATGGACGAATCTTTGCTTGAAAAGCGAGAGGGTACCGTAGATAATGACACCGAGTACACAACTTGGGTTGAGTACTGGCTGGGGGAAGAGTTGGTTCATAGATCCGCTCATGTAAGTTTAAAGCAACCTGCTACTTTTGCTGGCGCAGAAGCGGCTTCTTTTTAAAAAGGTAATATCATGGCAAATACTCAAGCAATGTGCACTTCGTTTATGGGCGAACTCATGACGGCCACCCATAACTTTGGTGTCGCACCCACTCGCGCAACTACAACTGTTGACTCGTTTAAAGCGGCGCTGTATCTGGCCTCGGCAACGATGAACGCCGGTGCAACGGTTTACACCTCTACAGGCGAAGTGACAGGTACAAACTATACCGCAGGCGGTGTGGCGGTAACTATGGGTACTGCCCCTACGGCAACAAACTCTTCCGCTACTGCGGGCGTGGCTTTTGTTACTCCCTCGGCCTCAATTACGTATACTAACGTGACTTTGAGCACAGCATTTGATGCAGTGTTGCTTTACAACTCTACACAGTCAAATAAGGCGGTTAGTGTGCACACGTTTGGTAGCCAAACTATCACGGCGGGTACATTCACTTTGACCATGCCTAGCAACACTACCACCACAGCTTTGTTGCGCTTGGCAACTACCTGATAGGTAACAAATGGCGGCCTCCGGCTGGGGCAACGGTAGCTGGGGCGACTTTGGCTGGGGAGGGATTGGTGGAGCCGCAACAGGTGTAACTGCAACGGGTGCCACAGGCTCTGTTGCGACTGTTGTAACTGTCGCCCTCTCCGGTGTAGCTGCTTCGGGTGCTGTTGGTTCCGTTGCTGAAACCAGCAACATAGCGGAAAATGGCAATCAGGCTTCCGGCGCTGTCGGGTCTGTTGTTTCGTCACGCCTTGTTGCGCTGTCAGGTGTAGCTGCCGCTGGGGCCGTTGGATCAGTAGCCGAATCAAGCAACCGTACAGAAGACGGTAATCAAGCAAACGGTGCGGTAGGCTCCGTAACCGCTTCATTAACACGCGCCCTTACCGGCGTTTCCGCTTCCGGCGCTGTCGGTACAGTTACTGCTCTTAGTTTCAATGGTGCGGAACTTACGGGTGTAGCCGCTTCGGGTGCTGTTGGATCAGTCACTGAGACAAGCAGCATAGCGGAAGATGGCAATCAGGCATCAGGAGCTGTTGGTTCTGTAGCTTCGTCTCGGGCAGTGGCTCTGTCAGGGGTCTTTGCTTCTGGTGCGGTCGGATCAGTCGCCGAAACCAGCACTGTCGCCTTGTCAGGGGTCTTTGCTTCTGGAGCCACGGGGTTGGTTGGCGTGGGCAGGAGCATATCTGGCGTATCCGCTTCAGGAGCTGTTGGATCAGTCACCGAGACAACCACCATCACAGAAGATGGTAATCAGGCAAACGGCGCTGTTGGATCAGTCGCTTCTTCGCGCTCTGTTGCTCTTACCGGAGTTTTTGCTTCTGGAGCAGTAGGCACTGTTGCTGAAACAAACTCTATTGCTCTTGCGGGCGTTGTTGCATCTGGCTCAGTAGGCTCCGTCAGTACTTCTCAGGCCATTTCAGGTGTATCAGCCTCTGGCGCTGTCGGATCAGTCACAGAAACCAACAACCCAACGGAAAACGGCAATCAGGCAAACGGTGCTGTGGGTTCTGTTGCCTCCTCACGGTCAGTGGCTCTCACGGGCGTAGCCGCTTCCGGAGCAGTTGGCTCCGTTGCAGAGATAAGCTCTGTCTCCCTCACCGGGGTATCTGCGACTGGAGCAGTTGGCTTTGTTGGTACAGCGCAGGCCATCTCCGGCGTGGCAGCTTCCGGTGCAGTTGGGAATGTTACTGAGACAAATAGCCCTACAGAAGATGGTAATCAGGCAAACGGTGCTGTTGGGTCCGTCGCTTCTTCACGGGCTGTAGCCATCACGGGTGTATCTGCTTCTGGAGCAGTAGGCTCCGTGGCCGAAACAAGCACCATTGTTCTAACAGGTGTTGCCGCAGCAGGCGCAGTAGGGTCAGTTAGCACTTCTCAGGCCATATCTGGCGTGTCGGCCTCCGGCGCAGTTGGGAATGTCACTGAAAGCAACGCCCGGACCGAGGATGGGAATCAGGCAAACGGCTCTGTTGGGTCGGTTGCTTCCTCACGGGCTGTAGCCCTTACAGGAGTATCAGCCTCGGGTGCTGTTGGTTCTGTGGCAGAGGTAAGCGCGATTGCTCTCACAGGTACTGGCGCATCGGGTGCTGTTGGATCAGTCAGCACTTCACAAGGCATATCTGGGGTTTCAGCCTCCGGTGCAGTGGGGTCAGTCACAGAAACCAACAACCCAACGGAAAACGGGAACCAAGCAAACGGAGCTGTTGGGTCTGTCGTTTCATCTCGTTCAGTAGCAATTACAGGTGTTGTCGCTTCCGGCGCTGCCGGGTCTGTTACCGAGACAAGTTCTGTTGCTGTCACAGGGGCCGCTGCTTCTGGCGCGGTTGGAAGTGTTGCATTTACAGAATCTTTTGCGCTAACCGGTGTCTCTGCTTCTGGCAGCGCAGGCACTGTTATACCTTCCCGGTCAATTGCCTTGACTGGTGTTTCTGCTTCTGGCGCTGTGGGCACGGTAACAGAGGCAAATACAATTTCCTTAACAGGGGCAGTTGCCGCAGGTGCCGTTGGCTCTGTTGCCGAAACAAACACAATCAGTTTGTCTGGCACCGCTGCCGCAGGTGCAGTTGGATCAGTTACAGAAACTAATAGCCCTACCGAAGATGGCAATCAAGCAAACGGGGCGGTCGGCTCTGTTGCTTCTTCACGTTCTGTAGCTATTACAGGCGTTGGGGCTTCCGGTGCGGTTGAATCTATGGTTGCCAGCACTAATCAAGGTGCAACCCTGACCGGCGTTGGGGCCTTTGGCGCGGTTGGTTCTGTGAGTACTTCTCAGGCAGCGTCAGGTGTGTTGGGTTCTGGCGCGGTTGGATCTATGACTGCCAGCGTTGTTCAAAGCGCAGTTCTGACCGGTGTATCGGCTTCTGGCGCAGTTGGGTCGGTTACTGAAACTAACAGTCCTACAGAAAACGGCAACCAAGCTTCTGGTGCGGTTGGATCAGTGGGGAGCAGTGTCGTAATTGCTCTGACAGGCGTGGGCGCAGTAGGTGCAGTTGGCACAGTTGCACAAGGCAAGAGCATCGGTCTTAGCGGCGTGGATGGCCAAGGCAATGTGGGCAGTGTTGCAAGAGGCGAAACGCTTTTACAACTGATTGGTGTAAACGCTGAAGGGCAGATAACTTCTCCGGGCGTTAACCGAGACACCACGGTGTCAGGCGTGGCCGCAACAGGACAAGTAGGGTCAGTAGCCCGCTCTTTCCTTATCGGGCTTTCAGGCGTTAGCGCGCTGGGTACGGCTGGTTCTTTTACTATCCCTTTGGGTGCCGTTTCTGCGGCAGGAGCAACTGGGGCAGTCAACAGTGTCTTTGAAATTGCGTTGACTGGTACGGGAGCAACTGGGGCAGTAGGCGCTGTAGAAGTAGCCTCTCGGTCTTTAGCGTTGACCGGAACTGTAGCAGAGGGCGCCACAGGTGAAGTAATTGCGGTATATTGGAAACCAATAGATGACAGCCAAGACGCAAACTGGCAAAATGTCACTAATTCGCAGACGCCTGCTTGGACTACAGTCGCAACAACACAAACTCCCGAATGGGAAGAAATCGTAACTTGAGGTTTTTAACATGGCTACAGCATACACATCTCTACTTGGTTTAGCACTGCCAGTCACGGGTGAACTGAGCGGCACATGGGGTGATACAGTAAACAACTCCATTACATCCTTGCTAGACACCTCTGTTGCGGGAACAACTAACGTTAGTACTGACGCAGATGTCACACTGACTACAACTACGGGCGCTTCAAACACCGCTCGGCAGGCCATTCTTTTGTTCTCAGGCGCACGTACGGCATTGCGTACGGTTACAGCGCCAGCCCAGTCAAAGGTTTATACGGTTATCAACGCCACCACAGGCGGCTTCTCTGTTAAGTTGGTTGGTGCTGGCCCGACCACAGGTGTGACCATTGTTGCTGGCGAGTCTGCTGTATGCGCATGGAATGGTTCTGACTTTGTGAAGGTGAGTAATACGGGCGGCGCGGCTTCGTTCACCAACGTCACTGTTACAGGTACAACCACTTTATCTGGCCTGACTGCTTCTACTGCGCTGGCACTGGATGCAAGCAAGAACGTAGTGAGCGTGACGAATACAGGTACAGGCAACAACGTCCTGTCTGCTTCGCCCACATTGACTGGCACCATTGGTGCGGCATCTTTAACGCTTTCCACTGACTTGACCCTCTCTGGAGGCACTGCCAGTGGTGTTCCTTATTTAAACGGCTCTAAGGTTGTTACAAGCGGTACTGCTCTGTGGTTTGACGGAACTAACTTTGGAGTTGGCACAGGCGGAAATACTTTAAATCAGCAGTCGGTCGTTTATAAGGTAGGTGCTAACGCTGTTTACCAACAAATTGCCAATGGTTCTACTGGTCTTGCATCAACAAATGGTATTCGTGTTGGAGTGTCTTCTGCGGGTGTTGGTGAGTGGTATTCGCCTACTGCGGCTATTTCATACATTGACAACTCAGAACAAATGCGCCTAACCAGCACAGGTCTGGGTATTGGGATGAGTTCGCCTGCTTATAAATTGGATGTATCTGCTGCGGGGACTACTGTTTCTTCTGCATTCCGATCAGACCAAAGCGAAATGTGGATGATGTTGAAGGACTCCGGAACAACGCTTGGTCATGTGCGTCTTGGTTCCGCTTCTGGCGCAATGCTGTTTTATTCTGGCAACAACACAAGAGCCACCATCGACTCCTCAGGCAATCTAGGCTTGGGAGTTACTCCTAGTGCTTGGAATTCTGTTTTTAAAGCTGTTTCTGTTGGCAGGGCTGGCTCTAATTTGTTTGGACAAACAAGTTCAAATTTAACAGGAGTTACAGCAAACGCCATATTTGATTCGTCTGATTGGAAGTATGTAACATCTGACAATGCTAGTCGTTATCAACAAAATAGCGGTGTTCATTCTTGGTACACAGCCCCATCAGGCACAGCAGGAAACGCCATTACCTTTACTCAGGCAATGACTCTGGATGCTAGTGGGAATTTGATGGTTGGCACGACAACACCAACTGCAAATTGCAAACTTACTGTAACTGGTGCTGGTATTTCAATTGCGGGTGGTCGAGGTTCTACTTTTGCATTGGCTTATCCTGATTGGTCAATCTACAACACAAGTAGTGGAAACGCATTAGCATTTGATAATGGATCAGAACGTGTCCGTATAGACTCAAGCGGTAACTTGCTGGTGGGGACTACGAGTGATCTTGGGGGGCTTGGCGGTAAGGTGCAAATTTCATCGGGCGCAAGCCGTGGAATTGTTCAAAGCACAAATTCCAACACTCGGATGCAAGAGTATTTGGTTTCTGGGACAACAGTTGGGTTTATTTCCAACGACGGAACAAGCACAACTTACTCAACCTCCTCTGACTATCGCCTGAAAAACACCATTGCCCCAATGACAGGTGCTTTGGCTAAAGTTGCATTGCTAAAGCCTTGCACTTACAAGTGGAATGTTAATGGCTCTGATGGTCAGGGCTTTATCGCTCACGAGTTGGCTGAAGTTGTGCCTCAGTGCGTAACTGGTGCAAAGGATGCTCTAGATGCTAATGGGAAAATTAAACCGCAAGGCATTGACACATCATTCTTGGTAGCTACATTGACAGCGGCTATCCAAGAACAACAAGCAATCATTGAATCACTCAAGGCACGTTTGGATGCCGCTAATCTTTAATCACTGAAAGGAAAATCATGGCTAATACATACACATGGACAGTTACAGCAATGGACTGCTACCCACAAGAAGACGGCAACACCGATGTCGTTTTCACCGTTCACTGGACTTGCTCTGGTACAGACGGTACATACAACGCTTCTGTATACAGCACTTGCGGTGTAACTTACACTGCTGGCTCACCCTTCACCCCATACGCAAGCTTGACTCAAGACCAAGTGTTGGGTTGGATTTGGGCTGGTGGCGTTGACAAGACTGCCACAGAAGCCGCTGTTGCACAGCAGATTGCAAACCAAGTGAACCCACCCGTGGTCACTCCTGCGCTGCCTTGGGCAACTACAGTTTAACGGGAAGCCACCACCCGACCTTGGTGGCGCATTAAAGGAAACATCATGGGAAAAAATGAAAAGACCCCTGTGACAATCGATGGCGTTGAGCACCAGTTTGAAGACCTGACACCCCAGCAGCAAGCGCTGTTGAACCATGTCGCAGATTTAGATCGCAAACTTGACTCAGCGCGTTTCAATGTAGATCAGCTCCAAGTAGGCCGCAATGCCTTCTTTGAGTTACTAAAGCAAGCGTTAGCGCAGCCTCCCGAGGCCGTGTCTGACGTAGAGCCTAAGTAAGCTAGAGGGCGGTGGTGCCCGCTTTTGAGGTCACGGTTTGTATTTAGAAGTTGTTTAACCATGATTGATCCAATCACCGCCCTAGCCGGTATTCAGTCCGCAGTAAAACTGATTAAGCAGGCTTCCAAGACCGTGGACGATGTGGCCTCGCTTGGGCCGATGCTGGGTAAGTATTTTGATGCCAAGTCCAACGCTTCTAAAGCTGTTGTAGAGTCTAAGAAAAAGGGTGGTTCCTCTATGGGGACTGCGCTTCAGATTGAAATGGCGCTTGACCAAGCCAAGACGTTTGAGGCTGACTTGCAGATACTGTTCATGCAAGCGGGCAAGATTGATGTGTGGAACAAGATTAAAGCCAGAGCGCAGGCAATGGATGTGGAAGATGCACACACCGCCAGACGCGAGAGGGAAGAAGAGAAGAAGCGTAAACAGAAAGAGCAGGAGCAATTAGAGTTTGGCCTGATGCTGGGTGGCCTTGCGATCCTGTTGTTTATGTTGTACGTTGGAGTCTACGAGGTCATGGAGCACTGCGCTAAAGTGAGGTGCGGGCGGTGAATGAGTACCAAAAAGCCGCTGACATGAGCTTCAAGATTATTGGTGCTTGGTGGGGTGCAAATCTGTTTTTAGACTTCATCAAGATATTGCCGAATTTCATTTCGGACAAGATTGTGAATAAAGTTCTTGGAATGGTTGGACTATGAGTGAAGAAAAGCCAGCAGACGTATTGAGTAAGGTGCTGTCCTACGTAGACAGTCCGTTTAAACTGTTTGCGCTGATACTCATGGCGATGTTTGCTTTCTCTGGATACTTTGTCTGGCAGAACCAAGCCTTTTTGTTTGAGGCGTACAAAGAGAATAAGAAGCTACCAACGATTGCAGAGGACAGAGCGGAAGATGTTGCAGCGCATTTGTTCAAGAACACCAATGCGGCGGTGGTGGCGATATTCAAAGTCAACCCTTTGTTTGGCACAAGGGTGTTGCACCGTGCGTATACCCGCGAGGGCAGGGACAGAACCCATGAAGGTTTAGACGTAGGGTTGTTTACTCAGAGTTCAGCCAACAACCGTGATGTGGTTGCGTTGATGGCCAATGAGATTCCTTGCAGTGAATACAATGTGCCTCAAAGTGAGATTGGTCTTTGGTATATTGACAAGGGCGTAAGATTTGGATGCCGTGTAAGTGTCCCGCCAGAGCAGGGCAGGTTTGTTGGACAGATTACTGTCGGGTGGGAAAAAGAACCAAAAGATGTACACAAAGAAATGAGCATGTTATTGATTGCCAGTACTATGCTCAGTAAAAGTAAACAGTAAAGGACTATTATGCTGACACTACTCTCCACGCTAATTTCGTTTTTGATGGGTGGTTTGCCCAAGATTCTAGAATTCTTCCAAGACCGAGCGGATAAAAAGCACGAGTTAAATCTTGCCCAGATGCAGATCACCCGCGAGCTTGAACTGCGTAAAGCGGGCTTTGAGGCTCAGGAACGTATTGAACACATCAAGTCAGAACAGCTTGCCACAGAGAGCGCGGCCAATACCCAGCAGGTTCTGATTGGTGCACAGCAGGCAGAAATGCAAGCTGTCTACGCCCACGATATGAGTTTAAACGAGGGTACATCCACATGGATGAAGAACCTTCGCGCTTCTGTTCGCCCCGTCATTACCTACGGCTTCTTCTTCCTGCTGTTGTTTATTGACATCGGCCTGTTTGCCTACGGCTGGAGCCGTGGTGTACCGTTTACTGAGTTGGCCGAGATGCTGTGGGACTCTGATACCCAAGCATTGTTTGCTTCTATTATTGCTTTCCACTTTGGTGGCCGGGCGTTTGGGAAATGAAAATCTCAGACAAGTGTTTACACATGATCCGCCACCATGAGGGCGTGAGGGTAAACCCGTATAAATGTCCAGCAAAGCTTTGGACAATCGGGGTCGGCCATGTCATGTTCCCAGAGCAGGGAAAGCTCAAGATAGACCAGCGGGATGCGTTTACACCACCCGCAGAAGCCATGCGTAAATATTCAATGGAGGAAGTAGATGCAATACTTAGGGCAGATCTTGCTCGCTTTGAGAAAGGCGTGGCTACTTATTGTCCTGTGCCTCTTACTCAAGGACAGTTTGATGCGTTGGTATCATTTTCCTTCAATGTGGGGCTAGGCACATTACAGCGTTCAACTCTGCGTCAGAAGGTATTGCGTGGTGATATGGAAGGCGCGTCAGAAGAACTCTTGAAGTATTGCATGGCGGGGGGTAAAATTCTCAAAGGGCTGCAGAAGCGTCGTATTGACGAACGGGCCGTGTTTCTATCCTAGGATTGCCGATGCCACTACAAAAAATCCTGTTTAAGCCGGGCGTCAACCGGGAGAACACACGTTACACCACCGAGGGCGGCTGGTATGAGTGCGACAAAGTCCGGTTCCGTCAAGGCACGCCAGAGAAAATTGGTGGCTGGCAACGCATCTCTGCAACCACCTTTTTAGGTGTATGCCGTTCGCTTTGGAACTGGGTGACGCTGGGTAGCCAGAACCTGATAGGTGTTGGCACACACCTTAAGTTTTACATCGAGAACGGTGGCGCATATAACGACATCACCCCCTTGCGCAAACCGGCTGCAACGCTTGGCAACAATCCATTTTCTACCACATCAGGCTCAACCACAGTAGTTGTGACGGATGCTACGGGAGGGTTTGCCAACGGCGCTTTTGTGACTTTTAGTGGTGCTACTGCAGTGGGCGGTTTGACCCTTAATGGCGAATTTCAACTTACAACGATTGGCGTAAGTGCTACTACCTACAGCATCACGGCGTCTTCTGCAGCTTCTTCCACCGCTACGGGCGGCGGGGCGTCTGTTTTAGCGGCATATCAAATCAATCCCGGCCCTGAGTATGCAATGCCTTTAGTGGGTTGGGGCGCTGGTTCTTGGGGCTCAGGCACATGGGGTCTTGGTTTCACCTCTGTAGATGCATTGCGTATCTGGAACCAGAATAACTTTGGTCAAAACTTAATCTTTGGCCCGCGGGGCGAGGGCCTTTACTATTGGGATGCCAGCACCAGCTTGACAACCCGTGGCGTACTGGTGTCTTCACTTGCTGGCGCATCTGATGTGCCGCTGTATCAAAACTTTTTATTGGTATCAGACATCAGCCGTTTTGTAATTGTCTTTGGCACAAACGACATTACAGATTCAATTCTTGATCCGATGCTTATTCGTTGGTCTGATCAAGAAGATCCGGTGCAGTGGACCCCGGCTCCTACAAACCAAGCAGGCAGCCTTCGCTTGTCTCACGGCTCACAGATCGTGACGGCTGTTCAGACACGTCAGGAGATTGTGGTCTTCACTGACTCCAGTGTGTATTCGCTGCAGTATTTAGGTCCTCCTTTTATTTGGGGATCTCAGCTCTTGGGCGACAACATTTCCATCATGGGCCCGAATGCAGTAACTTCTGCCTCTGGTATCGTTTACTGGATGGGCATTGACAAGTTTTACTCGTACGATGGCCGCATTCAAACGCTCAATTGCGACCTGCGCCGGTTTGTGTTTCAAGATCTTAATAAGGCTCAAGCAGAGCAGATTGTTGCAGGCACTAATGAGGGTTTTAACGAAGTCTGGTGGTTCTACTGCTCTGCTAACAGCGTAGAGATTGACAAGTATGTGGTATTTAATTACTTAGAAAATATTTGGTATTACGGCACAATGAAGCGCACAGCGTGGCTTGATTCGGGCTTGTCGGATTACCCAATTGCGGCCACATACGAAAAGAATCTTGTCAATCACGAGCAGGGAATCAACAACAATGAAACGGGCACCGAGCTACCAATCGAGGCATACATTTCATCGTCTGAGTTTGACATCAATGATGGTCACAACTTTGGTTTTGTTTGGCGGATATTGCCTGATTTGACGTTTGAGAATTCTGCGAATTCACCCGCAGGCGCTGTGCCTACTGTGACAATGGACCTGTATGGCTTAAGCAATTCGGGCTCTGGCGTAACAAGCAGCGCGGGCCAATCGGTTCTTAAGGGATCCAGTTATGTGATCACTGAAGAGTTCACGGGACAGATTTACACGCGAGTGCGTGGTCGTCAGATGATTTTTAAGATCAGCTCTAACCAACTCAATACAACGTGGCAGATCGGTGCGCCTCGTATCGACATTCGCGCAGACGGTAGAAGATAAATGTCTGGCGGTCGCATCATTAACCCCGCAGTTCCCAACTTACCACTGGGTACGCAAGAATACGAGCGTCGATATCAGGATCAGTTTACCAACGTCTTGCGTCTGTACTTTAACCAGTTGCGCAATGCTATAAGTGAACTGTTTAGTAGTGATGGGGGTAAGTACATATCGTTTCCATATGGGGCGTTTTCTGACTTTACAGACCAAACAACCACAATCAACACGGCAACCCTGATGGCACTGTCTGTAACGGACTTTTCCAATGGAGTAACGTTAACTACTGGATCAAAAATAACGGTAGCTAATCCGGGCATATACAACTTGCAGTTTAGCGCGCAGCTTCAAAATTTAGATAACGCCCCACAAGACGTGTTTATTTGGTTAAAGCAAAATGGAGTAGATATTGTTGGCTCGACTGGTTTGGTTGGAATGCCGGCAAGAAAAAGTGCTGGCGTTCCTTTTCACGACATCAAGGGCTGGAATTACTATTTGTCAATGAATGCCGGGGATTACATCCAGATTTACTGGTCAACCACTAATGTAGACGTGACAATTCAAACTTACGCGGCATCTGGAACACCCACAAAACCGTCAACCGCTTCTGTTGTAGCCACACTTTCATTTGTGTCTGCGCTTCCAACCTAATACAATCAAACAAACATTTTCCTCTAAGGAATTAACATGGCCACAGCACCTCAAGCAGCAATGGAAATGCCACAACAAGGCGCAAATCCATACGAAGATCCAAATACGATGGCCATCTATGACCAGATGCGCCAGTCGATGTCGCCTAAAGAATTTGGGGATGAGCTTTTGGCAGGAGCCTCGCAAGTTGACCCGCAGGCCATGGCCCAGTTTAGAGAGGAATTGAGCCAGATTGATCTGTCGCCAGAAGAGCTTGACGCGCTCAACGACATGGTTGATGAGGTGATTGCTAGTCCTGAGCAGTATGCTGCGCTTCGGGAAAAGTACTTAAAGATGGGTATGCCAGAGGAGTTGTTGCCAGAGCAGTTTGATGGCCAATTCTTTGCTGCCTTGAACATGGCAATAGATCAATTGATTGCGGAGCCTGCGGGCGTTCAAGCTTTTGCCAAAGGCGGTATTGCTGAACTTAAGCCCATTGCCAAAACAATTGCCAGTTATGGCCGTAATGGCGACACCATGCTGGCACACATCACCCCTGCCGAAGCACGCATGCTGCGCCGCCGTGGTGGCTCGGGCACCACCAACCCTGCCACTGGGCTACCTGAGTTTTTCTTGAAGAAGGCTTTTAAGAGCCTTGGTAAGGCAGTTAAAGGTTTTGTCAACAGTACCGTGGGCAAGATTGTCACGACTGTTGCCCTTGGTTTCTTCTTAGGCCCTGCTGCTGCAAGTATGTTGGGCGCTACGTCTACTGCAGCCGTAGCCGCGGTCAGCGGTTTTGTAGGCTCGGCAGGCTCCACGCTTCTTGGTGGTGGCAACCTGAAAGACGCTTTGAAAGCCGGTGCTGTTGGCGGTTTGACTGCTGGCGCTGGTGCAGGGATCATGGGTGGATCAGAGGCTTTTGCTTCAGGCAGTTATACCGGCCCAACTACCATCAGTGGTCAGTATGACAGGCTTATGGGCACTCCTGCTGCCCCTGCCGCTCCTACTGGTCCTGCTATTTCTCAAACAGGACAGGTAGCGAACATGGCGCCTAATCCTGCGGACGCCACTCAGTTTGAGGGGTCCTTGGCAAAAGCTTCTGCCCCCACTAGTTCGTCGTTCATGGACACAGCAAAGGATTTCTACGACAACAAGTTATTCCCCTCTGATATTCAAAAGGGAGCTCTTCCAAATGCGCAGGCCGCTGCGAATGCGGCAGTAGAAGCACAAAGCAAAATTCTCCCTGCAAGTATTACAGGCGAAGCACGTTCTGCTTTGTTAAAAAATACGTATGACAGTGCACTTAAAGCAGCGATGCCCGGAGTCCTTAGTACTTACGGCCCGATTACCGCGGCAGGTATTGGCGCTATTGGTGCGTTTGGTGGATTTGAAGCCAAGGACGCTGAGGCATCTAAGATTAAGCCTGAGTTGTTGAAGTCTGCCACTGATCGTATTGCAGAAAAGGGCAAGCAAAAAGAATATTATGTTCAAAACCTGCCCGGTGTGAAATACGACGAGTTTGGCGCGCCTATTTACGGTCAATACAATCCGTTGCCCACGGCTCCCGCATCAACTACCCCAACAAGTAATTTTGATCTACCCCGCACGATTGGTGGGATTGGTTCTTTGTACACGCCTCCTTCCGGCACAATGGGCACACAACAACCAATTGCACAGCCTTACAACACTGCATCGATGTACACAAATCTGATGCCACCGCCTCCTCCTAAATATGCCGAGGGAGGCGATGTTAAGCCCTCTGCCGAGAGTGCTGCCATGATAGATGCGCAGCGGGCCGCCATGATTGCTCAGGCGCAAGCGCTTGGGCAAACTGGTTATACCCCTACAAACCCCGGAAGCTATGGGGTAGAGCGGGGCTCGTATACGCCATCCACGGGATTTGCAGAATTTACGCAACAATATATGCGTAACAACCCTGCACCGGTGACGCGTGCTTCGACCACAACATCAACCCCAACATCAGCCCCAGTCTCGCCTGCACCAACAGACAGCACGGGCACCGCTGCCCCAACCGTAGCCGCAACCTCCGCCCCGACTACGATAATCGATTACGCTCAACAGCAGTTGGACGACAACTATCTGTCTAGGATAAACCCTGTTCAGCCTCCAGTGGATAACTTTCAAACATCGATAGATAATTTGCAGACTTCGATGGGTGGCTACCAGCCTCCGATGGATAACTTCCAGACTTCAATGGATAACTTCCAGACTTCGGTGGGGGGTTACCAGCCTCCGATGGAGACCTTCCAGCCTATGGCAGCTGCCTCTCAGCCCGCGATAAATACTTATCAGCCTACATATCAAGAGCCTTCATATCAAGAGCCTTCATATCAAGCGCCTACTGTTTATGATTACGCTGGTTTAAATACTGGCGGAGGCGGAGGTCCTCTCCAAGACTCTTATAGTCCTTTTGGGGAATCTAGTCTTAACAATGATTTTATGCAGTCGTCATTTAACGCCGGAGGTATTGCTTCTTTGCGCTCGGGGGGTTATCCTCGACGTACCGGTCAAATATCTGGCCCGGGGACCGCGACCTCTGATTCAATCCCTGCAATGCTGTCTGACGGCGAATTCGTAATGACTGCCAAAGCCGTCCGCGGCGCAGGCAAAGGCGATAGACGCGCAGGCGCAAAACGCATGTATGCGCTAATGAATCAACTTGAACAAAACGCAGCACGGGGATAAAGATGGCAACTACCGTCCAAGAACAGATAAGCCGGGAAGCACCGGACATTGAGGAACGTAAAGTTGCCTTAATGGCAGCGGCAAAAGCGCAGGTAGACGCAGCTAACGCTGCCGCCGCGCAAGGCAGATACCTCACCCCTGACTACAAAGTACAGGGGATGACTCGCGACCAGTTGGATGCGCTCCAACTGGGCCGTCAAGGCATTGGTGCATACCAGCCGTATATGACTGCCGCGGCACAGGGCACTGCAGCCGGCGCCAGAACATTAGGTGAAGCAGCCGATGTGTTGCGCGGTGCAGATACCCGTGCTCAGTTTGGCGCGGCCCAAGCAGCGATGAATAAGGCTGCCGTTCCTATCGATCAAATGACAGCGGCTGCGAATTTGACCAGCCAAGGTGTTCCTTTGATTCAGCAGGGCGCTCAGGGCATGGCAAATGCCCAGAATTTGGCGCTTGCTTCTACCAACCAGCCCGGTTTCCAACAAGGTATTGGCGCGTTGTACGGCGCGGCAGATGCTGCAAGATCCGCTGCTAGATTAGGCCCTGCACCGACTGCACAGGCCGCTCAGTTCCAAGGCCCTCAAAACGTTAATGCACAGAATGTCAATGCGCAGGGGATCATGGCCGCGCAGACCGGATATAACCCTAATCTGCAAGCTTTCCAAATGGGCCCCGCAGAGCGTGTTCAAGCGCAATCGATTACTGCACCGGGCACCGCGCAGCAATACATGTCCCCCTATCAACAGGCGGTGACTGATATTGGTGTTCGTGAAGCACAGCGCCAAGACGATATTGCACGTCAAGGCCGTAATGCTGCTGCTGTTAGATCGGGCGCGTTTGGCGGTTCCCGCCAAGCGATTATGGAATCAGAAGCTGCACGTAATTTGGCACAGCTTAAAGCCGACATCCAGAACAAAGGTTCTCAAGAGGCCTACATGTCGGGCCAGCAGCAGTTCAACGCCGAGCAACAAGCGCGGCTCGCGGCCCAGCAAGCAAATCAGCAGGCAGGTCTTACTGTGGGTCAACAGAACCTTGCTGCTCTGCAAAATACACAGCAGTTGGGCACACAGACTGGGCTGCAGACTTCTTTGGCAAACCTGTCAAGTCAGCAGCAAGCCAACGTTCAAAATGCAGCAAACGCTTTGCAGGCGCAGGGCATGAATCAACAAGCGGCCATGCAAGCCGCTTTGGCAAATCAGCAGGTTGGTTACAACACCAATATGCAGAATGCGCAGATGCAGCAGCAAGCAAATCTTGCTAATCAAGCGCTACAAGGCCAGTATGGATTGTCGGGTGCACAGTTTGGTTTGCAAGCCGCTCAGCAACAAGCTGCCGCAGGCACTGGCCAGATTGGCGCTACTGCTCAGCAGGCAGGTCTTCAGCAAAACGCTGCAAATATGTACGGCAACTTGGCGGGCCAACAAGCCGGTCTTGCAAGTATGTATGGCAACTTGGGCGCACAGCAGGCCGGTATTTTGGGTCAGCAGTCACAACTCAACCAATCTCTTGGTCAGGGTATCGGCAGCTTGGCTTCTCAGCAGTTTGGTGTGGGCCAAAGCATATCGCAAGGACTGGGTGCTCTGGGCACACAACAGTCCAACGTTGGTATGCAACAGGCCGCTTTGGGTCAAAACGCACAAGCGTTGGGTCAGCAAGACACTAATATGCTGTTCAACCTTGGCTCAGCGCAGCAGAGACAGCAGCAGTCCGAGATTGATGCCGCTCGTCAGAATGAGTTGACAAAGAACATGCAGCCATATCAGCAGATGGGCTACTTGTCCGACATTTACAGAGGCGCACCAACCTCACAGATGGCGGTCACGACACAGAGTCAGCCCACGCCGAGCCCATTCATGCAAGCCGCAGGTTTGACTTTGGCAGGCGTTACAGGCACCGCCGCTGCCAAACAAGCCGGAATTATTTAAGGACGCACCATGAAGAATGAGATTTTAAAGCGTGCTATGTTTGCGATGCCCTTGACAAAGGATTCTCGCAATTCTGGAATCATGGCAGGGTTTGAAGATGAGATGCCCGAGGCTCCTGAAGACAATGTCGAGGAAATGCCTCAAATGGCCCGCACACCACAGAATCCTGAGATCCTGATGAATACTCTGCGCGGAGACATGCGCTCTGTTGATGCTCGTTATCAGGAATTGGCTCAGTTGGTTGGTGAAGAAGCCGCCATGGAAACGCCTCCTGAAGTATTGGCCATGTTGATGGGCCAGATGGGCATGCAACAACAGCAGCAGCAAGGCGGTATTGGCTCACTGCCGCAGGGTCAACAGATGGCTCCACCTTCTATGGGAATGCCACCAGAAGGCGGTATGCCTCCACAAGAGGGAATGCCTCCTCCCGGAATGGAGGGCGCCGGCCCTTTTCCACAGGGCGGGGCTGAGCAGGCTCCGCCCACCCCTGATGGCATGCCTCCGATGAAGGCCGCTGTTGGCGCGTTTGTTACGCCGTTCACACGTGCTGCTCAGTTCATGGGCGAAAGAGCCGCTCAATACGGCCCTGCATTGAATCAATATCTGGGCAACTTGACCATGCGCGCTCAGCCTACTGTGCAGCGGCTCACTGGTGGTAATCCTGCGATGCCTTTAACTGTGCAAGGACGAGAGACCTTGGTCCAAGGGCCTGCTGGCACGATTGTTCAAGGCGCAGGCACACAACTCGCTCCTTATACAACGATGGGTCCTTTGATGAGCCCTACGTTCACTGAGGGCTTGAGGATGGGTGTGCAGCGTACTGCACAGGAGTACCCACGTGTAGCAGAAGCTCTGTCCCGCATCTCTCCTGCTTTGGCTCTTACAACAGGCGCCTTGTCTGCAACGCCTTTCATGAAAGATTCCAGCACGCCAATGAGTGCTGAGCAGCAGGCTTCTTACGATGACAAAATGGCGCAACTGTCGGCTATTGACAGAATGCCTTCGCCTTCTCGTACTGCACAGGCCGCTCCTCCTGTGGCCCCCGCTAAAAATATTGCTACAACGGAAGCAGAACAAGCGGCAATTGATGATCGACAATTAGCTGCAGCGGATAGCGCAAATGCCGATCCTTTAGGTGTTTTTATTGATCAAAAAATGAAGCTCTTTAATGAGCGTGAGGCTAAGGGTTCTGTCAAAGAAAAGACCCGTGCAGCGCGAATCAAGGAAGGCTACACAGAACTTGCGCCGCTGTTCCAAGAGATCTTGGGCAGTGACAAAGAAGACATGAAGACCAATGCATTGCTGCTTTTGGCGGATGCAGGTTTGAGGATTGCTTCTTCTCGTCAGCCTACTGCTGCAATGGGGATTGCAGAAGGCTTGAGTAACGTTCCACGTGGCTTCATGGCGCTTGCTGCACAGGCCAAGGACCGAGACCTCAAGATCAAGTCTACTGCCTTGTCACAGGCGTTCAGCGATGTTCAAGAGCAGGACAAGTATGCTCAGCAGATCAAGATGAAAGTGCTCGACGGCGACTTCCGTTTGTTGTTGGAACAGATCAAGAACGGTTCAGGAAATCTCATCAGCAAAGATGGCGGCGGAGGCTTGCGTATTGCTGAGACAAAGAATGGCAGTTTTATTGATGCCAAGATTGATCCAACAGACCCAACTGTGCAAACGGCGGTTCGTAGTCGCTTCACGTTGCGCGACACCGATAATCCGTTTGTTGAGAACCGAGGAGAAGCTCCAACGGCGATGGAAACAGACAAAGGAGAGCGTGTCAAACTCACTTCTACGCTGCGTTCGTTGGACAACAGCTTGTCTACCTTGGACAACCTCAAGGGCACTTATACAAACCTGTACAGCCCCGGCACATGGTTCGTGGACAAGGTCAACAATCTGATTGTTCCTATCTCTGGTGGACTGGTTCGCCCAGATGTCAACCAAGCAGATGCAGCCACTCGCATTCAAACTGGCCTAAACTCTATCTTGAAAAACATCGCTTCTGCCAACGATGGTGGCCGCGTTGCTGTGCAGGAACAAGAGTGGGTTCGTGACAATGCCAAGGGCATCTCTAACCCAACGGCGTTCTTCCAAAACAAAGAACTTGCAGCCAAGGGCTTTGCGAGCACCGAAGCAATGTTGCGTAACGCACGTCAGCAGGTATTGACGCAACTTGGTTACGAGAAGAATGACTATGCAATGCGCACACCAAACACAGGTACGCAGAACGATCCGTTTGTGATTCCCGCAGATAAAGACAGCCAACGCGTGATGTTTACCTTCCTTGGTAGTACTATTGGCAAGTTGCAGGATCCAAATGCGTTGGTGTATTTGAAGATGCCTAACAACACTATTCAACAGTTCAATCCTACTCAATTGCGTGGCCTGATAGGAAACCAATAATGCCAACCTTGATGAATTCCCGTGGTGAGATGGTTGACCTGACAACTGGAGAAGTTGTCGGTCGTGCTGAGGGCGTTCCTACTACAACCGCCGACCCCCGTGCCGGTGGCCCGAATGCGCCAGATATACAAACACAAGGCGGTGACCGTGTCAGCGGCCTGCTAAACAATCTCTCATGGGGCTTCAATTCAGCCCTTTTTGCTATTCCTGATGCTGCCCAGCGCATGATTGGCAAAGGCATGGGGATGGATGAGAAAGACGTATTTCAATTCACCCGACTTTTCAACAAGGGCGTACAAGCCCCAAGGAATGTTGAAGAGCGTTATGCCCGAGCCATTGGCGAAGGTGTTGGTGGAACGATGCCCTTCACTGGCATTCTTGCCTATGCAGGGGCTACTAGACCGCTTGTCTCTGCGGCAAAGCCCGCGACAGGTATATTGAAAGGAATTGCAGATGATGCTATCAAATATGTTCAACAAAGTCCGAGAGCGGCTGCAGCACTGGACATCGCGTTTGGTGCAGGGTACGAAGGACTTCGTCAAACGGTCAAAGAAACAGTAGACGACAGCAATCCCTACAAGAAGATTTATGAAGAGCTGCTCCCCGCAGCGGCGTTCATTGGTCTTCCTGTAGCTGCTGCAAACCTGCCCTCTGTGCGGAGTGTTAAATTTCTTTCTGACAAAGTCAAGGGCGCTTCTAGCGGTCTTGGCGAGATTGAAAAAGAAACATTGCAGGGCCTGCCCGGCATGTACAGACTGCCCATCATCAATGTGCTGCCTACCCTGCTGATGAAGCGTGCTGAAAGTAAGTTGGCACAGGTGTTTGGTCCTATCTCCGAGAGCCCCGAAGCACAGCAAGCATTGAAGCAACTCGAAGCAGCCTTGGCTGATCCTCGCGTTGCAAATGCGGGCTTCTTGTTTGATGCTGCCGAGAAGACAATGTACGCACCTTTGGTGCAACGCAAAGCAGAACTTTTGCAGCAGCTTGGCCCCAAGGAACTTGAGATCACCAAAGAGCGCATCAACAAGAACCAGCAGGCGCTGGACAGCTTGTTTGCAAGCTTCTCTCCCGAGTCACGCAAGCCTATTCAGGAAGCGTTCACCGCGGCCCAAGCAGATCGTCAGCAATTCTTTGAGGGATTGCTCAAAAGCCAAAAGGACCTGACAGACGCGGAAGTGATGTCAATATCCGAGCGCCTCGGGCCACAGGACATCAATCTTTTGAACGATGAGTTGCGTGGTGTGTTGATGGCCCGCATGGAGATGGATGCCAAAGCACGTGGCGATATTCTTCGCCGCATGGGTCTGAAACAAGCAGTGTCGCCAGAAGGTCTGCCAATGCCTACGCGGGAAGAAGGTAAATCCTTGTTCCCTGCGCGTGATATTGAAGAAGCAGCCAAGGAATTGATTGCCAAGTATTCTCCTGAGCGTCCATCAATGAACGTTCAAGTGCCTGAGCCTATTCGTCTGCTTAAAAACTTTGTGCGAACACAAGAAATTGCCCGTGCAAAAATAGAGGCAGATCAGTTGATGAAGTTGACGGATCAGGCGATACTTTCTGATCTCGCTGACATGGGGCGTTCCGAGATAGATCCCGCATTAGTTCAAACCGCTATTAACAGCGCTAGACAATTAGTGGGGGTTGCTACAGAAAAAGTAGCAAAAGGAAAATCAGGCAAAGGGATGTTGGGCATTAGCGATTTAGCTAAGGGCATGAAGCAGCTTCAACTTAATCCTGATGGAACGGCAAATGTTTTTGTTACTCCGGGAACATCCGTGCAAATTAATCCTGCACAATTAAAAATCCGTGCAGCACTTATTGCCGAAAATGAAACAGCGATTGATTTAAATCTGCCAGAAGCGCTTGACTACTTGCAGTCAGCTATGCGTTTCCGCAACCAGTCTGTGATCAATTACAACGGCTCGATGAAGCGCGGCAGCAGCCGCATTCAAGATGCTCAGCGTTACATCGATACAGGCAACGCCATCTACAAGGACATTGAAGGCCTAGTCCTGAACAACGTGCCAAGGATCAAACAGGAATATGACGGCATGAAGATGGTCCTAGAGGACTATGCTGCTGCTTACGAAAAGAACCTGCCCCTCCTGCTCACACAGAAGACCCGCGGCGGCGACGAGTTCCTCTTGCCCAATGAGCGCTTGCTCCAGACTGCGTTTTCTACTGCCGACAACTTAAAACAATTGCAGTTGGCTATCAGCGGCTCTCCACAGGCTAACTCACTTTTGGAACGCGGAGCTATTGATTGGCTTCGTAGCAAAAATGTTGTCAACGCCGACGGCTTGGTCGATCCCAAAAAGATTCGTCAGGTATTAGACAAGAACAAAAACATCGTTGAAGCCCTGCCCGCTAACTTGCAGATGAGACTGCAGGATGAGGTGAAGTTTGCCGACGATTACGTTAAGCGCATGGGCGAAATCGACGCCCGCCGTGTCAATGCCAAGGACCAAGAACTTGATGGATTACTCGCTAAGGCCACACGCCCCGGCGCTGATCCCTCACAAACACTGCAAACGGCCCTGCGTGACCCTGCAACCATGAGCACTCTGGTTCGTGGAATCGAAAAAGATCCAGAGATGATGGCGGCTCTTCGCCGATCTGTGTTTGATGTTGCCACTGGCGGTGCTCAAAAAGGCGGCGCGCTTAAGTCATTCATCGACAACAACGAAGCATCGCTCAAAGTACTGTTCAAAAATACAGCACACTTGGAAGACCTCAAAACACTGGCTGATTTGCAGCGCCGTGTGAATGCGTTTGCTGACGTGACCGGACAGATCCCTGCGTTTGAATCGACAGATCAAGCGATGAAGCGTTTATTTGGCGCGGGTATCCAGTTCCTCACAACCACGGCCCGCGAGGCCGCTGTGGGCCGTATAGCCCCATCCACGGGTGCTTTGGCAGTCATGCTACGTATGGCGGGTGGTCTGGAAAACCAGATTTATCAGCGGATCTTTACAAGAGCATTAGAAGACGCTGAATTTGCCAAGCGAATTACGCATGTGGGTACACCACAAGAAGCGCAAAAGCTGGCAGCTTCACTGGAACAGATTGGTATTCCAAGGTCTGCTTTCTTGCCTGAAAACATCACCCGTGCAGCGGTGCAGACAACTGCGCAAGCAGCTATGGGTGAACAGCCAGAAGACATCGGCAATCTGGGTAAGCTGCCCGTGGTCCCCGGAACAAGCGCCCAGCAGATGCTCAAAGCGATGCCGCCTGCTCCGCCCACCCGTGGAACAAACTTCAACCCTCGCCTGCCTACAACACCGCCGGCAGCGCCCGCAGGTGGAGCAAGCAACATCCAGTTGATGTACCCTTCAATGTTCCCCAACGATCCGATCAGCGGTCTGTTGCAGCAACGCCAAGCCCAGATTCAGGCACCCAGACAATAACGGAGTTACGACATGGAAATGATTGGACGATTGGTTGCCACGATGTTCTTGAGCCGCGAAGTGGCTCATCGTGCGCACTTGGCCGTGACAGGCGCCGGCAGCTTTGCCAAGCACAGCGCCTTAGGCGAGTTTTACCCCGCCATCGGTGACCATGGCGACAAGATTACAGAAGCCTACCAAGGCCGTAATGGCATTATTGAGATCCCCTATCTGAAGTACGACGAAGACGATGGCGACATCGTCAAGTGCTTAGAAAAGTACATGGACGACATTGAGAAACTGCGTTACAACGCTGTAGACAAATCGGACACAACCATTCAAAATCTCATCGACGATGCTTTGGCCACGTACCTAAGTGCTTTGTACAAACTGCGTCACCTCCGTTAACTTTAAAAGGAAATATCATGATGGACTCCAAATTGAAAATGGTTATGAAAGACGGCAAGAAAGTTCCTGCTTTCGCTGCTGACGGTAAAGGCAAGATGGCTAAAGGCGGCATGGCTAAAAAAGCCCCTGCAAAAAAGATGAACATGAGCGGCTACGCTAAAGGCGGCATGTCTAAAAAAGCTAAAGGCTGATATGAAAGCAGCGTCCTCTAAAAGTAAGGTGAACGCTGCCGGAAATTACACCAAGCCCACTCTTCGTAAGAAGATCGTGGCACAGGTAAAAGCCGCAGCAACGCATGGCACTGGCGCAGGCGAATGGTCCGCCCGCAAAGCACAGCTTGTCGCTAAGAAATATAAAGCGGCTGGCGGGGGTTACAAAGATTGAAAGCCCCTCAAAAATCACTGAAGGATTGGGGCGACCAGAAGTGGCGCACCAAGAGCGGTAAGCCCTCTAGTAAAACAGGGGAGCGGTACCTTCCTGAAGCTGCCATTAAAAGCCTTACTCCTGCTGAGTACGCCGCGACAACTCGTGCAAAACGGGCAGGGAAAAAGGCAGGGAAACAGTTTGTAGCACAGCCTAAAACAATCGCAAAAAAGACGGCAGGTTTTAGATAATTTTATTGACAACATGCGCGCAGCGCGGTCAAAATGAAGATGCAGTTGTCTAGGGTTCTCCACTCTCCTCCCCTTGACAATCTTTAAGCCCCGAGGCTCACGCTTCGGGGCTATTTTTTAAGTGCTGCTCAACCCTACGCATCCACATGTCCTTGTAGTTGTCAAACTCACGGCCACACGTCACAAACTCCTGTGTCTCACCGTTCTGCGCAACCATCATGATCACCCCCTGCTCAATCTTGGTTCCATGCGATACATCATGGGCCAAGGCATACGCCGCAAGCTGCACAAAGTAGTCTTCAATCCACTTGCGCTGCTTCATCTTGTTGGTCTGCTTGAAGTCAATGATTGCAGAGTGATCTTTGTACACACCGATGCAGTCTGATGTGCCGGCATACTTCTCTGGGTAGTACAGAGGAATCTCTGTGCCCCACACTTCGTTCACGTCGGGGAAGAATGTCTCAACAAGCTTGTAGCCCATCCAATAACCCTTGACCGCGAGCCACGAGCGTGGTGTCTCCAAAGGTCTGTTCAGCAGCAGGCGTTCCACAACACTGTGCATGTGCGTGCCCACCGTTGCAGCGTCGTTTTTAATCCTGTCCGCTTCTTCCTGACCAATCCTCGCGGCCCACGCATCGAGGTGTGATTTGTCCTTCGTGCCCGACAAAATGGTTGTCACGCTTGGCACGGCAGGCTGCCCGTCGAGCGTGTAGGTGCGCCCTTGTTCAGAGTCAATGCGTACCAGTTTAGGATATACATATTTTTTGCGGATAGGTATGAGCTGCATCATTTGATCCATTCTTTAATTTCTTCGCCAAGCACAGCGCTTGCGATATTGATCTTGTTGCGTAGCGCCTTGACGATGTGTTCGTCCACTGTGTTGGGCGATACAAAATCGATGTATGTCACCTTGTCTGTCTGCCCGATACGGTGAGCCCTGTCCTCTGACTGCAAGCGCTTTTCCAAGTCAAAGCTGTTGCTGTAGTAAATCACAGTCTTGGCTTCTGTCAAGGTAATGCCGTAGCCGCCAGTGCTTGGATTGCCAACAAAGAAACGCAAGTCAGAGTTGGGGTCTTGGAACTTCGTCACGATGTCTTGGCGCTCTTCGGCTTCTGTGTCGCCGTAGTACGTTGCAACAGAAGTCATGCCGTGTTCTTTTTGAATGGCAAGCCGGATGTTTTCAATGTCACGCCGGTAGTTTGCCCAGATGATCACCTTGCCGCTGCACTCTTCAAGAGTAGCAATCAGTTCGCTCACACGGTTGCTTGGAATGTCAATCTGCTGACCATCATCAAGCTTCACGTGGCCACAGCAAATCTGATGCAGCCGCATGATCTGCGTCAGCGCATTGTTGGTAGACATCAAGTTGCCCTCAACCATAGCAAGCGCCATCAATTTCATCTGGTTGTAGTACGTTGTCTGCTCCTTGGTCAGCTCGATCTCACGGCGAATGAACACCTTGTCAGGCAGGTCCAAGCATTCGTCCTTGGTCACGCGAAACGAGAAGCCATTGAGCTTTTGCTGCAGCTCATCCAAGTGGCGATAACCAACGATCTGCTTGAACGTGTGCGTGGGCATCTTGCGCTCAACCAAAATGGCGTAGCGCGCTTGGAACGCGTAGTAGCTGTAGCTATTCAAGCACTCCGGCCCAAGGAACTCGCACTGGCTAAACAGATCCAGAGGGGACTTGGTGACGGGGGAGCCTGTGGCAATTCTCCTGTACCGCGCATCACGGGCCACCTTGATAATGCTCTTTGTGCGCTTGGCTGTTGGCGTCTTGATTGTGGTGCTTTCGTCCACTGCCATGAATGCATTTGTCACTCGCAGGAACGTGCGCGCATGCGCTACACCCTTCTCTGTGCTGAACGCTTCAATGTTCATGATCAGAATGCGCATGGTGTCCACAGCATTCATCATCTTGTCCATCTCTTCACGCTCCGCTTTACGAGGCG